AGCCCACCCCAGCGCGCCACCTGCCCGCCCGTCACAGAATTCTGCCGGAGACGTATTCCGATGCCAAGCTGTGCAACATAGCCGGGAGCGTAGCGGCCTGATTCAGCGCTCTCCAGCTTTGCGGTGCTTGAGGCGGTTGCGCCCGTCGCAACGACAATGACGCCCGTTCCATCCGTCACCGTTCCGCTTCCCGTGACCGTCGAAGCATCGCGGAGGAGGGACTGGCCATAGCTGCTGTTGAGCTCAATGATGGGCGTTCGCGCTGCGACAAGGTTCTCCCCAAACTGGGTCTCATTCTCCTGAATGACGCGGATCGCGTTGCGCCCCCGGACGCGAACCGCGTTGAAGATGCTCCAGAGCCTATTCTGCCAGCCGTCAGTTCCCATTTCCCCCTCCTACCACACCCGAGACCCATTGGACATAGGCCGCGCCTCAGGAGGCTCCCGCTCTAGCCCGAAGTCGGACGGGCGCAGCGGCGATCCCCGCTCAAGCGCAAGCTCTAGGAATTCCTTGAGGTTGACGATGTTATCCTCCCCCATTACGAACATGTCCGGGATTTCCTCCCCAAACTGCTCCTCATATGCGACCGCTAGGGCCAGAACGATTGCGCTCATGAAACCCGCTCCCCAAGGTAATCATCCGCCTCATCAATGATCTTCCGGAAGGCGGAGTCAGTCCTTGGAAGCAGGACGCGCCACATCTTCTTGACTGCATCGCTTCCAGAAGTCTGCGCCTCTGTCCAGTTGGCGAAGGCTTGGGTTGTGTTGTAATCGGTGTAGGTCCGCTGGCCAATCTTCTTCAATGGCAGGTTCCCGCGCCCGCCATAGTCCTGCGCGGTGCGCGGGTGGCTGTAGTAGGTGATGGACTTCTTGTAGTAGGACTTGCCATGGCCAAACCAGTGCCCAAAGGCTCCGGCGGCGCTCGCCTCAACGGTGTCCGATACACCAGCCAGAAGGATGTTGTTTCGCCAGTCTGGCGCCTTCCCAAGGAGGAAATTATGATCCTTGTGGTCGATTGCAGCGGCAAAGCGGGAGGCAAAGCGGTTCAGTCCAAGTGCCATCTCCTTCTGGTAAAGCTCAGTTACCTCCGCAAGCGTGAAGCCCCGGCTCTCAATAAGCTCCTCCGCCGTCCAGCGTCCTTTCACAATCCCGTCGAAAAGCTCATCAACTGTCCCGAAGACCTTGTCAAGCTGCTTCCCCATCGCAGCCGTCTTTGTCTTTGACCCCCGAAGACTGATACCCGTCCGCGCCTTGGTAAGCTCCGCGCCATCTGCCGCTAAGTCATCAACCGCCGCCCAACTCCGGAAGACCTTACGGACTTGGAGACCTTCCGCCGCCGCCGCCACTCCCAACTCCCCGTCTAGATGGTGCCCATACTCATGGCGGAAGGTCTTGTTGTACCTTGATACGCCTTCGGCGGTGCTATCGCTGAAGTGAAGCCGCATTGCGATGCGCTTGTTCCAAGTCTCATAGTACGATCCGCTTTGCCCATCATCCACCTTCTTGAGGGACTTCACGCGCGCAATGCGATCAAGAACCGCGCTCTCTGGCGCTTCAGCCATTGACCTTGCAATCCGGTCGCGGTCAACAAGCGAGCGGGAGGAGATAACCTCCTGTATGCTCGCGCTAGGGCCACGCATAGGCGGGAACGGGATTGGATTTGGGGGAAGGGTGCCAACAGACGCCCTTCCGCCAGTCTCCGGCCTCCCCTGCGGCTTCGGCTGCGGCGGCGGCGGGGTGGTCCCCGGATCGTCCAGCCCTTCGATAAGCTCCCGCGCAATCACCCGCGTGAAGACGACGCAGCGGCAATTGATGGTGTTGGCTGCGGCTCCGGAGGGGTCAGCCGGGAACTGGAGTGGGCCTAGCGGCGTTCGGAACGGCTCCTCAAGTCCAACGCCATTCGGGTTCATCGCAGGGATCTGTCGGTGTTCAGCGCGCGTCAGCTCATCTTGGGTGTAGTGCCAGAAGCGTTTAACCTGTCTCTGGTCAATCTTCTTCTGGTCCACCGCGTCTTGGATAAAGCGCTGCTGGGAACCGCCAAGGCTCCGGATCGTCTCCGTTCGGGCGATTGTCTCGGAGCGATATTTGATGTAACGCTGGCGGTATCGCTCCACCATGGTGTCAATCTTCTGCGGGGAGACGCGCTCCCCCTCCATCAGCCGCCGGAGCGTCGGATCAAAGCGCTTGTCGCGAAGGGCGCGCGTCATCGCCTCGCTGCTCCCGGTCTCAAGCATGCGTCGGAAGTTCTGGACGGCCATTGCCTGCTTCTGGGTCAGGCCGATGCTCTGGCGGACGGTGCGAGCGGTTGTGAGCGGGTTCTCTCCGTCCAGCGTCCCTTGACGAATTACCTCCCGGATCGTCTGCCGCGTCCCTTCGTTGATCTCCCGGATGCGCTGCGCGGTGATGGTCTGCGCGAAGTCCGTCAGGCGCGGGTTGACGGGATTGAAGACGAATTCGACAAGCTCCGCCTTCCGGATTGTCGGCATGAGTTCCGCCGTCAGCTTCGCCCCGGCCAGAGCGGTCTCTGAGATTGCAGCGGCGAAGGGCGCGAAGTCAAGCTCAGGATCGGAGGTGTAGGACGCGACCACCTGCTCAACCTGCCCCGCCTCTATGAGCGCTGCGGTCTCGGTGATGGTCGCGGAGTCAAGGACATTCGCGATGCTTCGGGCGAAGGCGCGGGCGATCTTCGGCTCTTGGCGCGCGGCAAGCGACTGGAAGCGCTTGACGTCTTCAGGAGTATCCTCCTTTGATACCCGGTCCCTGCGCTTCAAGCCGATGTAGCTCACTCAGCGTCATCCTCAATCTGCTGGGGCGTTGCTGCCACGCCCATGATGTCGGGATCATCTTCCGCTTCCGGGAGGCTCGCGGCCCGTCGAAGCTCGTTGTTCAGCTCAAGGTCCGGGAACAGGCTCGCTCCCGCCCCGGAGATACGCTGCACATACTCCCCAAGCTCCGCAAGATCAACCGGCGCAACGCCTCCGGGGACAAGCTCCGGCATCAGGTCAATATTGAACCCGTTTAACCGCCAAAGCTGAGTCACCAGATAGCGGTTGAGGATTGAGGCGATGTTGTCCCGATACGCCTCAAGGCTCGTCAAGAAAAGATCAGTCTTGGACTTGGAGAGCGCGAAGCTCCCGCGCTCATTCTGCCCCAGTGTCAGGAAGTCCGCCAGAACGGATCGCGCAATGTCCTGCTGGTATCGGGTGATGACCGCCCCGGTGTCGATGGCGCGCGTCCCTTGGCTCGCGATGAGATCAATATCAACAAGGCGAAGGTTGGTGGGCTTCCCGTCCGCGTCAACCCAAGGATCGGAGGGAAGGACAAGCGATCCCTGACTGTTGAGCTTGATGTCGCGAACCGTCCGGGTGATGGACGCAACAAACGCCTTCTGCTCCGGTGTAGCGTTCCGGGCCAGATACTCCTTCGGGATGCGGGCCACCGGGAGGCCATTCAACTCCCGCTCAATCGCGGTCCCTTCGACATTCTGGACGGCGCTCATCATGTACCAAGGCGTATAGGCGTTCCGCAAGACGCTTCGGCCTGTCGGATCGTCGTTGACGGTCGTGGTCCGGAACAGAAGCCCCTTCTCCATCGGGATGACCACCTCAGAGGTAGAGGATCGCCCCTCCTGCACAAACGCTTCAATCCCGCCATCTTCGGACATAATGAAGCGGCGCAGCGTCCATTGGGCGCGCGGGGCAAGCTTCCGAATTCCAATCTTGCCATCGTTGAACTGCGAGCGCCGGGAACCGTCGCTCTGATCCGGGCCAAGTCGGCGCTTGTAGACCTTCTCAAAGAAGCTCCACCCGAACGGGAGGAAGCTCAACACCTCGCTGATGAAGGACTCAAAGGTGTGGCTCATGTCGATGAGGACGCTGTCAACGAATTCCGCCGCCTCCTGCGCCTCGGGAGCATCAGACACCGGCTCCACGTGCCACTCCACCCGGCGAAGCATCATGTCCATTGCCATCAGGGTTGCCCCGATGACCGGATCATTGTCCTTCATCTCGCGATAGGTCTTGATGGCGTGGCTTCCCCGGAGGCGGGGCAGGAATTCATCCTGCCGGAAGCCTAGACCGCTGGTCTGCATCCCGGAGACTGCACCCGTGGACCCAACCTCAGATAGCGCTTCGGACTGGGAGATCGCCTTCTCAACATCTTCGGTCAACTTGGCACCCTCGCGTTGTTCTCGATTGACTCAGAGATGATGGCGAGACCATCCGTCCTTACACCACCTCGCGAAAGGCGCGCGAAGGCTCCCGCCGCCGCATCCACCTGATCCTTGAACTGCCCCTTCGGGAAGTTCCTATGCTCCTCAATGAATTCCGTATTCCATGGCCCTTCGATTAGCAGGACATTGGAGAATTCAACCTGCGCCGCGTAAGGCTCCGCCCGTCGCTCTTTGCTGCCGCGACCGCTCACCTTGTCGGCGCGGACGTTGAAGCCGGAGAGACCACGGACGGTGGATTGGGCGCTCTCCTTCCCGCCCGATCCCGGCTCCTGCTCAATCCAGACATCAACCGCCTCGCCATCATCAATCGCCGCATGCTTTATCATGCGCTCGCGCTTCCCGGCGGACCACTGGCCCCGGATAACATTCTCAACAAGGTATCGCCCATCAGACAGCAGCGACATGCGAACGCCAGCGGTATAGGCTCCGCCGCCTTCGGTCCCGGCCTTGTCCCAATAGCGGATCGTCTTCACCGGCTCCGCGTTCTCTACCCAAGGCACAATATGGAAGTTCTCCGCCTTGAACATGCCGCCTTCACGCGGGGAGGGGTTCTGCTGAAGTTGGCCCGCCTCGGCGTAGGTTCCGCCCCACGCGCGGAATTCCTTCTTGAGCCGGTCAACATCCTCCCGGTCGAAGCGCTCCGGAAACAGAAGCTCTCCCGGCTTCGTCCTTGGATCGCGAAAGCCGATCTTGGTGACGCACTTGCGCGCTGGCTCATACTCCATGGGCAGGCATAGGTGGACGTAATCAAGCTCCCCCGCGAGAATGTACCCGGAAACGTCGCGAGCGTGAGTGCGCTGCTGAATGACGATCCGGGCTGATGTCTTCGGATCGTTTAACCGGGTCGGGACCACCTCGGAAAACCATTGCAAGGTCTCCTCAAGGATGGTTGTGCTCTCTGATTCCTTGACGTTGTTGGGATCGTCTGCGGTGAAGCGGTCACCACGCTCGCCCGTGCCGATGCCGTGGACGGAAGTCGCCAGCATCCAGCCGCGCTGATCATTCTCAAACTTCCCCTTCGCGCTCTGATCATCGCTCATTGAGACGTCTTTGCCCCAATTGCGCTGGAAGAAATCGGAGGTGAACAGCATCTTCGCGCGGCGGTTGTCGCGGACTGCCAGCGGGTAGGCATAGGACGCGCCAACATAGCGGAAGTCCGGGCGCGTGATCCACTCCCAACAGGGCCAGAAGACGCGCACCAGAAGGCTCTTCATCATCCCCGGCGGGACGTTGATCAGGAGGCGCGTGATCTCCCCATAGGTGACAGCCTCTAGATGCTCGCACATCGCGTCCAGCGCCCAGCCCCAAGCGAGCGGGCGCGAAGGCTCTAGAACGCCCCACGCCTGCCGCGTGAACTCCGCTAGGCTGCGCTCCGCATCCTCCCGGAGAAGCGCTTCCAGTGCCGCCTCCGGAGAGCGGAGCGCCCTTGCGATGTCAACCTCAACTGTCATTCCGCGCCTAGTGCCGGGTGGCGCCGCCGTCCGTCTGGACGCGGGCGCTCAGGATTTGACGAAGCGCAAGGCGCTCCTCCTCCGTCAGATCGGAGAAATCGAAGGTCTCAACCACCGCGTCCTTCTGCTCCTCTGAAGGCTTGCGCTCCTCCCGAACGCGGAAGTTCCCGCGCGTCTGCAACAGGAAGAACAGCGCCTTGCTGTCCTTCTCATGGAACACCTTGTGATAGAGAATTCCAGTCGCCCGCGATACGATATCATCAGTCGCATAGTCGAGCTCAAATTGATAGTGCTTCCGGAGGGTGACATGATCCATCCCCATGATGGCAGCGATGTTCTCAATCGGAACGCCATTCATGGAGGCGCAGGTGACCAGAATCCGCTCATCCTCTGAAGGCTCATAGGCGGTTGCGGTCTCCGGAAGGTTTCGCCGTCGCCAATGGTTGGCCCTCCAGCTTCCAACCTTCTCAGTCACATCCTTCTCCGGCTTCGGTTGACGTGGCTTCTTTCGGTTCGGGGGTGGCAATTCAATCTCCGCAATGGACCACAGGGAAGATCGCCAAGGATACGCCCGCCAACCTCCGGCGTAAAGCCCCTGATAGGCTGACTCCGGACACAGCTAGATTGCCGCTGCGCCTCCTCCGGTCCCTTCGTACAGAAGACCTCCCCAATGCGGCCTCGAAAGCCTCCCCGATCCGGACCACCGATCCCCGCCGTACCTGCTCCGCCGTACCGGGCCGAATTTCCCCTTTTACCGTGAAGTGGTCTCGTTGCCCACTCCCTCCCTTTTTATTAGGAAAAAAAAGAAAAAACCGGAATTTTTTTTCGCCTTTAAGACAAGGGAGGAGTGATTTCCCCACTTAGGACACTTATGAGAAACTAACAGCAATAAATTCAACGACTTAGCTTGCAGCTTCAAGTGGCCCCAAGTGGAGTTGCTTTTTCCGAACCCAAGTTTCCCAGAAAAATAAAGTGGCCCACAAGTGGCCTTCATTTTCGAAATCCCTACCCGTGGTCCTGCTGTCTCCGGAAGTTTTACGACTTTAACGGGATTTCTCCGGGGTTTACGAATTTTCGTCATAAGACGCAGCAAAATATTTTCTCCCCTATAACGGGAAATTATGAAAGACACATTTTCGGGAAGGGGCGGTAAACACGCCGAAAGTGGGGCTAAAAACCCAAATTTCCGGAAAGTTTAGATTGCTAAGTATTTGGCGTTATTGATGTGGGTGACCGCCGCGCTGCAACGGAAGCGCCCCAAATCCGGTATTACCGGGTGTTATTCGGACGGCGGATCAAAGGCGATATCAATGCCCCGGAAGCCCTTGTATCCGTCAAGAACCTTCATCTTCGGGAGCTTCTGGAACTCAAGAACGCGCTCGCAGAACTTCTTATATGAGATCTGGGTGCGTCCCTGCGCAGCGCACCAAAGCTTGAAGCGACCATAGAGGGCCGATCCGCGAACATGTTTGCTTTCACCAGCGTTCAGGATCACCCATTCATCGTCATGGAGGAATTCCAGCGCGACGTTCGCGCCATGCATCCACTGGACGATCAACTTCTCATGGGACTTGGACGTAAGGCGCTTCTCCTCCCGCGCGATCTTAACCGCGCCCATCAGCGCCCAGTAGACAATCGCACCTAGCTCTTGGTCGCGTATCTTCTCAAAAAGATGGTCATCAGCCTGCTCCGGCGGGTGGCGGAATTCGAAGATCAGGAAGCGCCGGAAGAAGGCGTTGTCAACCTCCTCCGTGGTCGGGAGATAGTTGGAGGCGAAGACATGCGAGGTATTGGCAACGAAGTCGATTGGCTTCCCGTAGATCGGTCTGCCCCGGACGGGATCGCCCGCGATAAGGGATTTCAGCGCCTTGGAGTTGATGGCCTTCATCTCGGGAAGCTCGGCCACCAGATTGATCGCGGACTTCGCGAGGTCCGCGATGTTGTACTCAGAGCGGAATTCCTCCGGGGAGATGAAGGTTCGGTTCTCGCGCGGGAATAGCTCCCCGATGATTTTCAACAGGACGCTTTTCCCCGTCCCGCTGGCCCCATAGAGCAGGATCGCGCGCTGCATGCCGACTAGCTTGTTAAAGAGGATTGCGCCCATCGCCCGCTGGAGGGCGTCAATCTGGCTGGGGTCGTGCCCCAGCGCGTTCCGGATCATCCCCCGGAACAGCGGCATTTCCCCCTTGCGGGGTGTCACCGGGATCAGCCACCGCTTCCGGTGCTCAGGGGTGTTGAACTCCTTGACAAGGCGATCCCCATCAATCCGGTAGTATCCCTCCACCGTCGCCACCCCTTCCGCCGTCCGATCAAAGAACCCATCTTGCCGGTTCATTGATATCACTTGCGCGGCGATCTGGGAATAATGGGGGCGGGTCTTGCAAGCCTTCTGCTCACTGAACTTCTTCGCGATGTCAACCATGAGATTATCATGGTCAAAGACCTTGTAGTGGTCTTCGCGATACATCCAGAGCGTTCCCCCGCAATTCACCGTCCCCGGCGGCGTCTGCTTCCAGTACTCCTCCGCAATCTCCCCGTGGTCAAGGTCAAGCCTCTCATCCTCCCGCTCCTCCTTTTCGCTCTCCTTTAAAACCTCCCGGATCGCGCTCAGGGAGGCTCCGCGCTCCTCCTTTATCTTCTTCGCGGCGGCGTCCATCGCAACCGCCGTCAGGCCCATCTGCACCTTTAGGCGGGCGACGTCCTGTATAAGGGATTCAGTATCGCCATTGTAGCTCCCGATGAACTCCATGACGCCTTCCGTCGCGTTCCAGCCTTCATCCTTCGCCATCTTGAAGAAGGTGCCCAGCGTGATCCCGCCTCCCGGCTCAAACCCAAGCCAACGGCTTTCGCAATCCCCGCCGGAATACTTCCTATCTCCCGCGCTCCATTCATCCCAAAGGTCTAGATACTCCGGGGAGACCGAGTGCAGCGCCATCCCAACCGCGAGCCAGTCGTTGTACTCCATCCCCGGATCAAGCGCCTTTATCGCGGATCGGATGAAGCTGTCTAGAAGCTCCGCGTTGCGCTCCGGTTGTCGCTCGGAATTGGCCCGGAGGAATTCGTACCAGATTTCAGCGATGTCATGCGGGAGCATCGGGAGGGCGCGGAAGTCCCCCATCCACTTGTAGGGCTTCTTCTCTCCGGGGTGGATAGAGGGTGGCAGGACGTCCTGAACCGTCAAGCCCTTCCGGGTTGCACAGCGAAGCTCAAACCCATCCCTGTCGCGCTTGACGTGGGGCAGGGGTTCAGTTCCCGGCGGGAGGCGATAGAGCAGCTTCGCCTTGTTGGGAGCGCCGGAGACAATCCGCACTGCCTCATCAGCGTTGAGATATTTCCCGATATGGACGCCGCGCGCTAGGAACCAACTGGTGGCCTTAGAAAGGTCATCTAGGTCAATCGAGCAGGTTCCGGAATAGGCGTGGGCCAGCCCGACGCCGCCCGCCTCCTGCGGCCATTCCTGCGAAGGAGAGACACAGTTCTCCCGTTTCCCCCAACCCTCCCTTAGCGGCTTCTTCTCCCCCGCCTTAAGCGGAACAAGAACCCAGCCAAGCCTCTTGTACTCTTCAACAAATTCAACTAGGCTCTCTGCCATAGCTGTCCTCCCTGTGTTTCAGCTTGCGGTCCCAACTAGAAGGGCAATTGCGGTCCCGTCGCGATTGCCCTTCTTTTTATTTCATCTTCTGTAAACTTGACGATTGTCAAGGCATAAGGCGGCTTCAGCCAGTATATCTTCCGCCCGATCCCGACGCAAAGGAAGCTGGAGCCGCCTGCGAGCGAATGGGTCTTTAGCCAAATTCTCTGGGTGAGGAGATACTTCCGGAGAGATAGGTTGTACTTGCCTGTGGGCGTCTCCTCTAGCGCCTTAAGCTCCACCCAAGCGCTTACCCCCTCAATGCATGCATAGAGGTCGGGAACCCCGAGCGCGGTTGATGTTTCTATTCGCTCCATCTTCGCGTTGACATTCTTCGGGCAGTCCCGTATCCGCTTCCAGAGGTCTGATTCTTTCATAGGTTTACCGTTTACTTTTCCGGAACCGTAGAGGATACTCTCCCGATCCGAGAAAGAAAAGGGCGCGGACTGCATGTTTAAGACTGAGCAAAGACCTCACCAGAAACGCGGCTTTGAGCTGCTCCAGAAAAACCCCGCTTTCGCCTTGTTCTGCAAGATGCGGACGGGCAAGACCAAGATGCTGTTGGACGACGCCGCCGCGAAGTTTGCCGCCGGGGAGATTGACTTGCTGCTTGTCGTCTGCCCGAATGACGTTCAACACAACTGGGTGCTTCGCGAGATACCGAAGCATCTGTCCTGCCCCCATTGGGCAATCGCGGTCCATTCCTCAATGCGCGTTAAGGAGAAGAAGGAGTTGGAGAGCCTTGCGTCCACCCCTTCCCCGGATCGCCTAAAGGTGGTCGCGGTCAACATTGAGGCAATTCGCTTTTCCCGGAAGCCCACGCCAAAGTTCCTTTTCTACAAGCGGCTCCTTCAGGAACACCGGACGATGATGGTGGTGGACGAAAGCCAGATCATCAAGACGCCAACGGCGCAGGCAACGCGCGGCGCGCTCCAGCTTGCGAAGCTCGCGCCCTTCCGCCGGATCGCAACCGGAACGCCCCAGCCGCAAGGTCCGCCCGATCTGTTCAGCCAGCTGAAGTTCCTCTCCCCCAACGCGATCCCCCACGCCACCCTTACCGCCTTCCGCGCGGACTTCTGCATTCAGAAGGAGATTGAGAACAAATACCACCGCAAGGGCGATCCGCGCTCCCCGGAATTCATCAAGATCACCGTGGGCTTCAAGAACGAAAGCAAGCTCCGCGAGCTAGTCCAGCCGTGGGCCTATTCGGTGACGCTGGAGGAGATTCAAGCGGACGTTCCCGCTGTGCAGGCGGATCCAATCTACTTCGAATTCACCCCTCAACAGCGCCGCATGTACAATGAGCTTAAGAGGCAGGCAGTCTCAACAATTGAGAACCCGCCTCCCCACCTCAGCGACGATGATCTTGTTGAGTGGATGCTTACGGACGCCAACGCTCGCGTCACCTCCAAGAACGGTTTAACCGCCGCCCTTCGCATGCTCCAGTTGGGTGGCGGCTTCGTCAACGATGACGATGGGGAATTGCAGGAGATTGAGAGCAACCGGATGCGCCGCCTGCTTGACTTCATCGAGACGATGGACAGCGATGAGAAGGTCGTCATTTGGGCAAACTTCATTCCTGAGATTGAGGCGGTTCGCGATACTCTCCGTCAGGTCTATGGGAAAGCCGCCGTGGTCGATTTCTACGGGGCAACGAAGGCGGATGCGCGCAATGAGGCCATCGACCGTTACACCAACGATCCGGAGTGTCGGTTCTTCGTTGCCAACCCAGCGGCGGCAGGACGCGGAATTGACTTGGCTGCGGGCAGGCATATGATCTGGTACACGCTTCCGAACTACAACTATGAGGTGTATGAGCAGGCTTGCGCTCGCCAGTCCGGCCCGCTCCAGACGCGGCCCCGAATCATGACCCACCTTGTCGCTCTCCGGTCGCGCGATGAAAAAGTCATGGCCTCGATGGAGGAGAAGCGCGACCGTGAAGAAAAAGTGATATTCGCAAAGGAGACTTTCTAGGTTTACTTTGTAAATCGCCTCGGGTACGATCCCCCTTCGGCCAACTGAAAGCACAGGAGAGAAGAATTGGCAGATGAACTTCCAGAAAAGATTCAAGACGTCAAATGGGATGATCTTGAAATTCCAGACCTTCTCCGCGCCTTATCAGAGCGCGCATCGCAGGTGAAGGGCATTTACATCGGGGTTGACATTGAAGGGTCATATCTTGTTATTGGCCGTGACCTTTCTGGCGACTCAGCAGAAGCCTTTCTTGATGAAATGCTTGAGATAATCCTTAGCGGTGCGAAGGATTTTGGTCAGGTCTCGGGCCTTGCTCTCAAGATCGTTGACATGCTCAAGGAGCATTCATCCAATCGCATGCTGGAAATCGGAGGCGTGTCATGAGTGATGACCTGCGCCTTTCGAAGATGCTCCGCCGCTACAATGCCGCCAAGAAGCATGTGGACGATTGCGAAGAAGCGCTGAAGGAGGCGAAAGCAGCCTTCAAGAAGGTTGATCAGGACATGATGCCCGCTCTCATGGATGAGCTTGGGTATGAGTCCATCACCCTTTCCGGCGGGGAGAAGGTCTCGGTTGTCGATGAGTATTATTGCTCCATCGCGAAGCGGAACCGGCCCGCGATCTCAAGCTGGCTCGCGGACACCGGGAACGGCGCTCTTGTCACCCGCGATGTCAGCGTATCCTTCTCTTGGGAGGATCGGGAGTTGGCGGATGACATCTTCAATCGCCTCTCCAACTACAACCCGACTGTTGATTTCAAGATCAACACCAACTCAGTCAAGGCCGCTGCCAAGGAGATGATTGGTAAGGGGCAGGAGGTTCCAATGGACCTTCTTGGACTGCAACACATTCGTCACATCAAGGTCAAATAAGGAGATAACCAATGGCCAAGACCCCAGCAAAGACGACCAAGAGCGGAACCGCCGTCGCGAAGAAGGATGACGCTGCCAAGGCGGCTGCTGCGGAGTTCCTGAAGAACTCCATGGGCAACGCGGATGCTGACAGCTTCGCGATCCCCTTCCTGACGATCCTTCAGGCCAACTCCCCCCAGTGCGATCCGCAGGACGGGGCATACATCGAAGGCGCGCAGCGTGGCATGATCCTCGACACCGTCACGCAGGAGATGTTCACGACGCTGGAGGTGTTCCCGGTCTACTTCAAGCGGGAGTTCATCGAGTGGGTGCTTCGGGAGAAGGGCGGCGGGATCGTCGCGCGTTACCTCCCGGAGGATGCGCCGGAGTACAGTGAGCGGGAGGTCAGCGGGAAGCGCCTCTGGATGGTGGAGGGGAGCGATACCAACCAACTGGTCGATACCCGCCAGCATTACGTCATGTTCCGCCCGATTGAAGGCGATGGGCACTGGAAGCCTGCGATGATCGGCATGACGTCCACCCAGCTGAAGAAGTCCAAGCGCCTGATGACCATGCTCAAGGAGCAGCGGAAGGCGGGCAACCTCCTGACCTTCAAGTTCGGGACAGTCGGGGAGAGCAACGACAAGGGAAGCTGGTCCGGGTGGACCATTGCCCCGCTCTCGGATGCGATGGAGGATGCGGGGCTTCTGGAGGAGGCCAACGAATTCCAGCTCGCCCTCCGCGAAGATCGCGTTCAGGTCGCTGGGGAGGAGGCCATGGCCTCTCAGGATACGGAAGAAACTGGTGACAGCTTCTGATATAGGGGTTTACTTTCTCGTCAGGTGCGGCTAGATTCCTAGTCATGGGGCGGCGCTGTTGCCGCCCCCACCGACGAAAGGAAATGGAAATGACCAAGACGATCATCCTGAACACCGAGAACATGGCCGTGGCAAGCGTCTTCAACAACGTCCCGGCTGACTACCCGTACCCGGCGGAGTACCTCGCCATCAAGGAGGCGGATGACCTCCGGCCTCTCTCCAACGCGAAGCTCGTCACCCTCTACAACATGCAGAATTCGGATCAGGTCAACAAGTTCGCGGACAAGGCCACCGCCGTCAAGCGCGTCTTCAAGTCGCTCTCCGCGCTGGAGGTGCAGGACACCGACGCGAAGCCGGAGACGGACGCGAAGCCGGAGACGGACGCGAAGCCGGAGACGGACGCGAAGCCGGAGACGGACGCGAAGCCGGTCAAGCGCTCCAAGAAGCAGCGCATCCTTGGGCAGGAGGTCCAGCTTCTGGGTGGCTGGGAGGAGAAGCGCTTCAACAAGGGGTCCCAGCGGGCGCAGTGCTTCGAAGTCCTGCGCGGCCTCACCGACAACGGGAAGAAGCCGGTTGAGGTTGAGGACTACATCGAAGCGGCGGTGAAGGACACCGGCTTCACGAAGGCGCAGGTTATCGCCTGCCTGAACAAGCTGATCATTACCGTCCACCAGCCGACTGTTGAGGTGGTCAAGTATGATATCTGATCCTGCAATCATCGGGGCGGGGATGGCGGGCTGCATCGCGGCCTATATCCTCCCCCGATCCCCGGTCAAGGAGGCGTCTCCGCGCGATGGTCTCAGCTATCATCGCGCGGTTCTGCGCTTCCGCTCCGATGAGGTTTCAAAGGTGACGGGCGTCCCCTTCCGGGAGGTCACCGTTCGCAAGGGCATCTTCCACAAGGGGCAGTTCGTCGCCCCATCAATCCGCCTCGCGAACATGTACAGCCAGAAGGTCGTGGGCCGCGTCATTGACCGCTCAATCTGGAACTTGGATCCGGTTAAACGCTACGTTGCGCCCCCGGACTTCCACCAGAGGATGCTGGATCATCTCGGATCGCGGATCACCTATGGCTCCGCCTTCTCCTTCGGGGCAGGCGATCCCGTCATCTCCACCGTTCCGATGCCCGCCACCCTAAAGGCGCTCGGGATCGCTCCGCCGGAGCGCTTTGACTATTACCCGGTGACGGTGGTCCGGGGAGAGATTGTTGACGCGGACGTTCACCAGTCGGTCTACTTCCCTGACATGGACACCCCGCTCTATCGCCTTTCCATCACCGGCAACCAGATCATCGCGGAATTCACGCGGTTTGATAATGATGATGAGCTTGAGCCCTTCTCCGCGATTGATGAGACGTATCTGGCGCTGGAGAGGGCGATGGGAATTCCCTCTATCGCTGCAACGCTGGAGCGACAAGCCACCGTTCAGAAACACGGGAAGATAGCGCCCATCAAGAACGCGGCGCGAAAGAATGTCATTCACTCGCTGACCCTAGACCACGGCATCTATTCGCTGGGGCGGTTCGCGACGTGGCGGAACATCCTGCTGGATGATGTTGTGAATGACGTTGGAGTTATCCGGCAGTTGCTTGAAATGGACAGCTATGACAGGAGAGTACGATGAAAGTTTCGTTGATTGACTATCCGCAGGATGCGCTTGCGCTCCTCCTCTACACCAAGAACACCCGGTTGATGGGTGCGGAGACGCTGGATGATATCCGGGCGTGGCCAGAGGAGAAGAAGCTTGAGCATCTCGCATACATGCGGGACACCATCCAGTCTTCATGGGAGTTCGTTGGATATACCTTCCACATCGAAGGCGTCACCCGCGCCTTCACCCACCAGCTTGTCCGGACGCGGACGGGATCATATGCCCAGCAGTCGCAGCGGACGGTTGACGTCCGGGAGATGGAGGTCAAGAACACCGTCCCGCGCGATCCGGGCGGAACCTACGTCAACGCGGATCGCTTCTCCGGATATGCGGCGGAGGCGCTGGAGCGCTATGCGAAGTTGGTGGACGATGGCGTTCCGGTTCAGGATGCGCGCGGCCTCCTGCCCACCAATATCGAGACGGAAATCATCGCCCGCTTCGACCTTCGGACGCTGCACAACATGGCGCTGGTCCGTCTCTGTACCCGGACGCAGGGT